TAGCCAACTCTTTGCCAAACGACACCACACCACACAAACCAGTCTTATAGAAGATTGAGTTGATTGTTGGCAGAAAGTCACCTAATTCAAAGTACGAATACCCTGCAAACTTGTTGTGACCCGACTTCTTTAGTGGAGCGTGTTGCAAGAGTAACCTTGCCTCCATTAGCTTTTTATGTACACCCATGATTAACTCCTTTGATTTTCGTTTAACTCTTGTTGAATAATCTCTTTTTGTTGTTCAGGAAATAAATCCTTGAACTCGATAAAGTCTGCTTCTTGGCAACAAACTATTTTATCCCCTTTGATTGTCAAGCAATAAGGGCAGTAGTGGATGTCTGAGAACTCTGACACATAGGTTTGGAATAGTGTTTTCAATGGAAACTTTCATAAGCCATTGTCCACAGAACATCACCTGCCAGATCGGTGAGCTTATTCAACTCATCTTCTGTCAGAGGTGTTCCATCTTCATAGCATCCACCTGAAAAGTAGGCATCAGAGAAGTCTGGAAAGTCTCTGCTATCTACTCCATCTACTTCTAGGTCTACAACCTTTTTTCCATTAAGAATCGGCATATTTACTCCTGTTGAACGTGGGTTACTGTTTGCCCACATCGATAATGTGCCACATCTTTTTATCTTTTTATACTAGGATAAACCCTAATAGACAAGCATAAAAACAACAGTAGTATTCTGAGCATGAAAACTGAAATACTTGAAAAAAGATGCGCTGAAGCCTTGCTTGGGTACTCTCAAACAATGGCAGATGCTTATACAACCGAACCAGAGGACTTTGATGCGGCTGTAACAGCTTTGCTTGCCAGAACGCTAGAACTACACCTGAACCGAACAATCAACCTGGAGAACCTTTACAAATGACCCAAGAAGCAGTTATCAGAGCATTACAAAACGGCCCACTTACTTCCTACCAAATAGAGGATTTAACAGGCATACCGAGACTATCTATTGCAGCTTGTTGCACCAAGATGAGCTACAAGAAGAAATTAAAAATTGGAAAAATTAAGATGGGTCGTTCTTGGGTTTCTCAGTACACCCTAGAACCGCACATGATTGAGGCTGAAAAGGTTGAAGAACCCCGTGATCTGCTAAACCCTTTTGACATTAGGAACGCTAAAGGCATCTTCACTAAGTCTGAATATGCGAATATGAACGCCCAGGCTATTCGTTTGTTTGGCAGAAAACCAACAAATGAAATTACCAACAATCAATTTATTTGATACAATGTTTTGAAACACGGCTAGATAGGGCTTGATCTCCCTATCGAAAAGAGTTATCCCTTCTCCTGCCGCAGTTTCTTTTCTAAGGGTGTTTAAAAAGCGGAAAATTTATGCACTTTTACAAGTTTCACATTGGTGACTACATGAGTCACACTCGCCATCTTTCTTTACTAGAAGACCTGGCATACAGAAGACTTTTAGACTTCTATTTTCTCCATGAACAACCTATAAAACACCGAGATGCTGCTCGTCAGATCGGCATGAGAGAGCATGAAGAGGATGTTTTAACAGTACTCAATGAGTTCTTTTTGTCCACAGATGATGGCTTTGTGAACCCTCGGGCGAACAAGGAAATTCAAGAATATAAGGCTCATCAAGGTACTTCTGCTTATGGTGCGTTCATCAGGGACAACCAAAGTTTGAAGTCTGTTGTTCAAAAAGATGTTTATATTCAACACTTTACGAATGGCACAATAGACACATACATCAATACACTGAGGACACAAGATGTACCCATCATGTCCACATCATCGATACACGATGCAACCACTAACCATAAACCACTAACCACTAACCATAAACCAAAGAGAGAGAGCGCAACTGTCGTTGCTTGCCCACCAGATGTTTCTCAACAAATTTGGAATGATTGGGTAGCCCTTCGTAAAAGCAAGAAAGCACCGATTACCCATACTGTTTTGAATGGTGCTATTGCTGAAGCGAAGATTCTTGGTTGGCCTTTGGAGAAGTTTTTGGCTGAATGGTGTAGCCGAGGTAGCCAAGGTTTAAAAGCAGAGTGGATTGTTAAGCCAAACCCTGCTGACAAAGCAAGGCTCACTGTTGCGCCAAGTAATGAGCCTGACCCTCAACTTTTGAAAATAATAGAAGATGCAAAGAAGGCTGCACCAATGCCAGACTTTGTTCGTCAGTTTGCTAAACAAGTGAAAAAAGCATGAACTACTTTGAAGCCATGAGACTACTAGACAAGGTGCGTGAAGGCGTACCATTTCCGATACACCTGATAAACCAAGCCCTAGAGCTTACTGGCGACCTAGAGTAAACCCCTATGGCGTACAGCAGGAAAACAATATCCAATGTAGGAGACAGAGTTGTTTTGGAGAAAGCCGAAGCGAGGGAAATATACCGAACTTGGCAATCACTGAGAGACAATGATTTTGTTCGTGCCAGGCTTGAGCGTTGCGAAAAGGTCTATGGATCAGGCGCAAGAGATCGGGTCAGGTTTTATATGCGTCAAATGAAAGATGGACAAATTGAATGAACTATTTATCGGTATGTAGTGGGATAGAGGCAGCAACAGTTGCTTGGCATCCTCTAGGTTGGAATCCTGTTGGCTTCTCAGAGATTGAGTCTTTTCCGAGCCAAGTATTGAAACATCACTATCCAACAGTCCCCAACTTGGGCGACATGACAAAATTTAAGGAGTGGCAAATTGAATCAAATATCGATGTTTTCGTTGGAGGAACTCCCTGTCAATCATTCTCAGTCGCAGGACTCAGAAAAGGATTGGATGACCCTCGTGGTAACCTCATGCTTACCTATCTTGCCATTGCTAAACAACATCGCCCCCGTTGGTTGGTCTGGGAGAATGTCCCCGGCGTTCTGTCCTCCGCTGATGGACGGGACTTTGGTAGCTTCCTCGGAGGGTTGGCAATCTGCGGGTATGGGTTCGCATACAGGGTGCTTGACGCTCAGTACTTCGGAGTGGCCCAAAGACGCAAACGTGTGTTCGTTATCGGATATCTTGGAGACTGGCGACCTGCCACAGCGGTACTTTTTGAGCGAGAAAGCCTGTGCGGGAATCCTGCGCCGCGCAGAGAAAAGGGGCAAGAAGTTGCCGGAACAATTGCAGCACGCTTTGGAATCAGTCGTAACAACCACGAAGAGTGCGTAACCCAACGAGTTTATGAAAACCATCCCGCTGACAGCAGAGTTAAAGAGTTGGAAGGTGTTTGCTCAACAGTAACCTCACGATGGGGAACTGGTGGTGGTAATGCTCCAATGGTTTCACAGACAATTCAGGAGACAGTTGGTGCTTTATGTGCAGACAGTCACCCTGGCGGTTATAGCGGTCAGGATGCTTATACAGGACGTTTAATTGCTCAACCAATCCCATTTGATACTACTCAAATTACAAGTCCACAAAATGGAAATAACCCAAAATCAGGTGATCCATGCCATCCACTTGCAGCAGGAGCTCATCCTCCTGCAATAGTGCAATCAATAGAATATTTGTCGGCTTATTCCATCCGAGAAGATGCCAAAGCAAACACTTTTAGTGCCACAGAATTACAAGTCGCAAATGCTCTTAAAGCCTTGCAACCAAGCCCACAATCCCATCATGCTCAAACTTTTGTTTCTCAACAGGTTGCCGTCAGAAGACTAACAGTAACTGAGTGCGAGAGATTACAGGGCTTTCCAGACCATTACACCGATATCAAGCCCAAAGGTAGAGCAACCCCTGATGGCCCAAGATACAAATCATTGGGTAACAGCATGGCAGTCCCTGTTATGAATTGGATCGGACAAAAGATACAGAAAGTCGAGGACATAATCAAATGACATTTATGGTGACTTTTATGGTGGAAGGAACACCAGTACCCAAAGGCAGACCAAGGTTTGCTAGAAGGGGCAAATTTGTGTCAACTTATTCACCCAAGACTACTGTTGACTATGAAACTAAGGTAGCAGAAGCAGCACAAATAGCAATGGGCAGTAGCGAACCCCTAGAAACCCCTGTGGGAGCGTACATCTACATAACCCTACCGATTCCCGCCAGTTACAGTAAAAAGCGAACCCAAGCCTGTTTGTCAGGAGAGGAACGCCCAACAAAGAAAAGTGACATAGATAACTTCTGTAAGGCAATTTTTGATGGCATGGGAGGAATTGTTTTTGTAAATGACAGCCAAATAGTCTCACTTCATTCTACGAAGGTTTACGGGACTGTTGGCATGGTAGAAGTAATGGTTAAAGAAGAGCTTATCTAAGGGTAAGTCCCTATTCAAAACATTCCAAAACAGGAATAACATTTAATTTTTAACAGGAGTGAATCATGGAAAACAAGTATGAATTTGACACCACAGCAGGTGCTGGCAGCGAAGTGGTAACGATTGTCTATCAGTATGAACACGATGGGGAAACCAGTTACAACGAGAATATTGAGGAAATTTGGTTTGAGGGGCGCAATGTAATTGGGCTTTTCTCTGATGAGCAATTCAAAGAATTAGAGATGGAAGCAGCCATGCGGTTTCAGCACCATAAACAAACCAAAGGCCAGACAGCGGATTACGAGCCATGAATGAGCCAACTAAAGCAATTCAATATTTAATCGATACAGCGCCTTTGTATGCAAAAGCAAAGGCAGATCGAATTTACTTAGAAGAATTCAGAAAATCCCGCAAGGCTCAGCTCATGAGCCAGGCAGGGACTGAGGTTTTAGGAAAGCAGGAAACCTATGCCTATGCTCATGCTGACTACATTCAAATTTTAGAAGGTATCAGGGAAGCTGTGGAAAGGGAAGAGCGTTACCGCTGGCTTATGACTGCAGCGCAAGCCAGAATTGAAGTCTGGCGCACCGAACAGTACTCTGCCCGCATGGAAATTAAAGCCACCCAATAATGCAATCAAAAAACAAACCAAAACCCACCGCAGGGGAAAGGCTGCACATTGCCAAAATTAAACTCATGCCATGCATTATTTGCGATTCACCACCACCGAGCGAATGCCATGAAATAAACCAGGGGCAATGGTTTACATCAATGCCATTGTGTGCTGATTGTCATCGGGGAAGCTTAAACGGGATACATGGGCAGCGCAGATTGTGGAACGTCTACAAAATGGACGAATTGTCAGCATTGAATGAGACAATCCGAAGAATATGCGAAGAGATACCCCTAAAAAGCACTAAAAACCCGTTCTAAGCGTTTTTTATGATCGGTGCATAGTAGGGTAGCATAAACCAAAAAAAAGCCCGTAAAGGCTTAAATTTTAGGCAACAAAAAACCCGCTGATTAGGCGGGTTCTGGGTTTATCGTTTTCCTGAAAGTATTCGCAGAATCAGGGCTGCAATTGCATAAATCATTTAAGCCCCTTAAATTGTGCAGCAACCACAGCATGGTGCATCAATACAGCGTCCACGTTTATTTCTGTAGAACGTAGAAGGCCCGTTCTCACCGATGAAAGTTATAGTGTCCGAATCGGGTTGCAATTGTGCTGTTTTATTACTTGTGTCGTACAAAATATAATCACCTGGCTTAATAAGTGCGCCAGATAACTTACATTTACCGAAATACTTTGCTTTCATTGTTTTAAGCATAATGAACGCCCCTAATTTGAACAAAGCCGCCATTGTCTTTTTTTGCTTTCCCTTTGGCATATAAGGCCACAACTACAGATTTTGGTTCTATGTGGCGCACATCGCTATTGTCCCCGTCAATTACACGCCAGCCACGAAAATTATCAGGGATATCGCTTTGCTTTTGAAAAACTACAGCCGTACGGGAATTATTAGGGTTAGTTAAACCCTTAATTGATATTGGTTTTGGGGTAATAGCCGAAAAACTGTATGTAAGATCATAATTACCCGCTGTTTTCCCGTCTAATTTGCGTGAAGGGTGTTTTGTATAGTCGTAAAACTGTACGTCAGGAAATAATTGAAAAATTGTCTTTCCATCATGCACAATAATATTTTCAAAAGCGATATCGCTTGTCCCATTGGGACGCACCAAAGGGTTTAAATTGATGCGCTTTGCTTTGTTAGCCAAAGTCCATACGTCAGCGCACAAAGAGAGCATGAAAGCTTCTTGATTATTGTAAAAAAACTGTGTTTTTGATTCCCTGGCTTTCTGTACACTATTAAATGCCCCACGCCCTGCACTTTTTAGGCAACCCTCGAAGCAGCCAGCCAGTTTAGCCAAAGGGCAAAGTATTTCATCGGGTACAAGGTAAACGATACCCGTTAAATAGCCGATCTTTTCACCCTTAATTGTTTTTGCCGATGATTCACCCAAAATTGTTTTGTAGGGTAAGCCACGAGCAGCCAGGATTGTTTTGTATGGATTTTTCATTGTTGACACCTATTGACAGTTAAAAATTAGAATTCTAGGGGCGCAAAACCCCTAGTAAATGGGTGAAAACCCTAGTTATTTGACCAAAACGTCAAAATAATCGAGTAAACCTATACAAAGCACAAGGGCTATTGCAAGGGCAGCGGCATAGTCTAAAAATTGATCGTTCATGCTGTCACCCCTAAAATTGAGGGTGAATCGGTGCAAATACACGCAACACGCTGGAATTTTGGTGCATCGTCTAATGTGCAAGCAATTAGATTGCGGCCCGTATGTGTGTAGCTTTCAACACGCATAGATTGCCCATGTACTTGAATAATTTGACCTATTGTGTATTGGCCCTTAGGGATAAAAGCAAATTTCATGTTAACGCCCTTTTGTTGCACTTTCCTATTGAAAGTAAAGTAATTATCGGGTTAGAAAAGAAAAAAACCATAGGTGTTTACCCTTAGATGATAGAATTATTTTAATTTATTTCTTTTAGGGTAGATCATGGCAAGGCCGCCTAAGGTAGATACAGTGCAATTTAGACGGAAGCTGGATAACCCTAAGCTGCAAATTCTATTGAGTGCTGGACAAGGGAATATTAGCCAGGGTTTTGAAAACCTATTGACCTTGTACCAGCATTTGCATTGCCTGGGATATAGAACGGATAGCCCCTTAGAGACAATAGGGTTAGTAACTAACCTATCCGAAAAGAAAAGGGATAGCCCTAACCATGTCAATCAATAGGGGACAAGGTAGTGGAATAGACAAGGGATAGATAAGGTGAACGGATAGAGCTAGATCAATCAAGTACATCAAAAATGGTGCATCCGCTTCTTACACATTCCAAATACAAATGAGAATCATTCGCATCTGCAGCTTACCTGGTTATTTGTACAGTAGGGAAAACCCTGGTGGATGGATGAACAGTACTGTATAAAAAGACATGAGGGTAAACCCTAGGTGGTGAGATGTATGGGGGGGGAGGGGGTAGGTTGGGTTGGTAGATATTTGTGTACCCGCCCCCATTCTGAAAAAGCTAAATTCAACTCCAAGGAGAACTAATGGAACAATTGAAACGAGGAAGAGGAAGACCAAAGGGAAGCGTCAAGATGACCATACAGAGGTTTGCTGACAATCCACCCCTTGTACTACCTAAGACAGACCATCAACGTCTGAAGGAGCTTAAAGAGCTAATGATTAGGAGTGGAGGTAAGGATGTGGCTCAGAAGGTTATTGAGATAGCCCTTAATGATGACCATCCCCATCAATTGGTTGCTTTGAAGATGTGTTTAGATAGGACTCTACCTGTTTCTTTGTTTGAAAAGGACAAGTCTCAGAGAAGTGCCGTAACCATCAATATCACTGGTTTAGGACAAGAACCGACCATAATTGATGAACAACCTGAAGATGTAGAGGCTAAATATGATTAACTGGATTGTTACGATTAACAAACCTATGTACCGCCAAGCAAATGAGGTATTGATTCCTAAAGACAAAGTGAATGAATTTATTACACACGTGTTGGAAAACAATGATTGGTCTTTAGATGACTCTATAACTATTAAACCTACAGAAATGGAATACTTTGATGGCTGATCTAAACTTTAGTCTCCTTCCTTGGCAACAAGAGGTATTCAAAGACACGACTCGGTTCAAGGTTGTGGCTGCTGGGCGTAGGTGCGGTAAGAGTCGTATGGCGGCAGTTACCCTACTGATTGAAGGACTCAAGTGTCCACAAGGCTCTGCCGTTCTTTATGTTAGTCCCACTATGGGACAATCAAGACAGATTATCTGGGACTTACTGCTAGACCTTGGTAGAGAGGTTATTCAGTCTTCCCATGTAAATAACCTAGACATTACCCTGATAAACGGAGCTAGGATATACGTTCGTGGTGCGGATAGACCTGATACCCTTCGTGGAGTCTCATTGACCTATGCCGTTCTCGATGAGGTTGCTGACATCAAACCCGAGGCTTGGGAACAGGTCATTCGTGCTAGTTTGTCTGATAAACGAGGGAGAGCATTGTTTATCGGCACTCCTAAAGGACGCAACTGGTTCTACGATACCTTCAAACTAGGCGAGTCAGAGGATGACCCTGATTGGAAGAGTTGGCACTTCACCACTGCTGATAACCCCTTGATTGACCAAGCAGAGATAGATTCCGCTAAAAAAACCCTGAGTTCCTTCGCTTTTAAGCAAGAGTTTATGGCTTCGTTCACCAATGCGGGTTCAGACATCTTCAAGGAAGAGTGGATTAAATACGGGGTAGAACCTGATTATGGAAGCTACTTCATCGCTGTTGACCTTGCAGGATTCGAGGAAGTTGCCAAACAAGCCGCTAATTCTAAGAAGCGTCTGGACGAGTCTGCTATCTCGATAGTAAAGGTGACAGACGATGGTAAGTGGTTTGTTAAGAAGATTGAACACGGAAGATGGGACATCCGAGAGACTGCCGCCAAGATTCTGATGGCTATTCGGGACTACCGACCTTTAAGTGTGGGGATAGAGAGGGGGGCGTTAAAGAACGCTGTTTTGCCGTATCTTAGTGACTTAATGCGTAAGAATAATACCTATGCTCACATCATAGATTTGACCCACGGGAATAGAAAAAAAGCAGACAGAATCATCTGGGCTTTACAAGGTAGGTTCGAGCATGGCAGAATTGTGTTAAATTCGGAAGAAGATTGGGATGAGTTTGTAGACCAGTTAATCCTGTTCCCTGCTCAAGGAGTCCATGATGACTTGCCTGACTCCCTCAGTTACATTGACCAACTGGCTGTTACATCTTACATGGAAGAAGATGACAGCGAGGATTGGCAACCAGTAGATATTATTTCAGGAGTATAAGATGGCTACAGACAAACAACTTGAAGACCAACGCTCACGTTTAAAAGGTCAAGCAGAGTTTTATAATCCTAAGAATGTTCTAAGACCTGCAATTGTTTACAAAAATCTACGCAAAAAGTCTGATGATGAGGCTTATGCTTCTGCCAACATGAGAGCAAACATGGTTGAGCAAGAGCAAGAAGCTAGAAGCATGGAGATTAACAGTCGTGAACAATATGAAAGCGAAAGAGCCGCTGGTGACCCAAATGCCCTAAGACTCTCTTTTGCTGAGTGGAAAAAACTTTAAAGGTTTATTATGGAATTCCAAGAACCATCAGACTCAGACAAAGAGATAGTTAACTTTGTTGTCAACCATTGTGATAGATGGAGGGATTGGAGAGATGTCAATTGCCTAACTGATTGGCTAGAGTACGAGCGCATCTTCAATGGTGAGTGGGATGCCCAAGACAAAACCCGAGAGTCCGAGCGTTCAAGAATCGTTACTCCCGCTACCCAACAAGCCGTAGAGACACGCCATGCTGAGATCATGGAAGCTATCTTTGGTCAAGGTGAGTTCTTTGACATTCAAGACGATATCCGTGATGTCAATGGTAGCCCCCTAGATGTTGCTGCCATCAAAGCACAACTGATGGAAGACTTCAAAGTAGACAAGATTCGCAAGTCTATTGACCAGATTGAACTACTTGCTGAAATCTATGGTACGGGCATCGGTGAGATTGTTGTCAAAACAGAAAAAGTCTTTGTTCCCGCTACTCAGGCAATACCTGGTCAAATGGGGCAAGCCGCTATCGGAGTGGTAGAACAAGACCGCATTGCAGTCAAGATTGTTCCTGTAAACCCCCGTAATTTCCTGTTTGACCCTAATGGAACATCTATTGATGACTGTATGGGTGTGGCTATCGAGAAGTACGTCTCTATCCACAAGATCGTAAAAGGTCAAGAAGAAGGCATCTACCGCAAGGTAAAAGTCGGCACTGACTCGATGGATACAGACTTAGAGCCTACACAAGAAGTCTCCCAGTACGAAGACGATAAAGTTAAACTTTTGACCTACTACGGACTCGTTCCCCGTGAGTACCTAGAACAGTTGGAAAACGAAGAAAATGGCGAAGTAGAAGACTTATTCCCTGAAGACAGTATTCAGGATGAGTATTCCGATCTGGTTGAGGCTATTGTCGTTATCGCCAATGATGGTGTTCTTCTGAAGGCTGAAAAGAACCCATACATGATGAAGGATCGCCCAATCCTTGCTTATCAGGACGATACAGTTCCTAATCGCTTGTTGGGTCGTGGTACTGTTGAGAAGGCTTACAACTCACAAAAGGCTATTGATGCCCAAGTGCGTTCACACTTAGACTCTCTAGCTCTCACAACTAGCCCAATGATGGCTATGGACGCTACCCGTTTACCACGGGGTGCTAAGTTTGAAGTAAAGCCAGGCAAGGCTATCCTGACAAACGGCAATCCCAATGAGATTCTGTTCCCGTTCAAGTTTGGCAATACAGATGGTTCTAACCTGACAACTGCCAAAGAGTTTGAACGTATGCTTTTGATGGCAACAGGCACTCTTGACTCTCAGGGAATGGTTACTGCCGTCTCCAGAGATGCGGGTCAGGGCGGTATTTCGATGGCTACTGCCTCAATTATCAAGAAATACAAGCGTACCTTGGTGAACTTCCAAGAGGATTTTATGATCCCCTTTATCACCAAAGCCGCCTACCGCTATATGCAGTTCGATCCAGAGCGTTACCCTACTGTGGACATGAAGTTCATTCCTACGGCAGCCCTCGGAATTATTGCTAGAGAGCATGAGCAACAACAGTTCATCGCCCTACTCCAGACTCTTGGCCCTAATACACCTGTTTTGCCTATCATTTTGAAGGGCATCATGGCTAATTCTTCTCTGTCAAACAGATTTGAGTTGATTGAGATGCTAGACAAGATGGCTACGGCTGATCCACAGGCTCAACAAGCGGCTCAGATGCAACAACAATTGGCTATGCAACTGGCTCAAGCACAGATTGCTGTCCAAACTACACAAGCAGAGCAGAATAAGGCTGAAGCGCAAAAGTTATTGACTGAAGCGCAATTGATGCCTATTGAGTTGCAAGCAAAGAGTATGGCGGCTAATACCAAGAACCTCCCTACTGATGACGCTTTGGCTTCAAAAGAGTTTGATAAGCGTGTCAAAGTTGCTGAATTGATGCTTAAGGAAGCTGATATTCAGAACAAGGCTAAGATTGTTGAAAAGCAGATGACTAGACAATGAATCCAGAACTTCAGAAGTACTACGAAGAGAGATTTTCCATGATGTCCACTCAAGGGTGGATAGATTTAATGGAAGATGTTGACAAAATGATAGAGCCTTTGAATAATATCTCAACAATTGCAGACGAAAAAAGTCTACAATTCAGAAAAGGCGAGTATTCAATACTAATTTGGCTGAAGAACTTGAAACAAGTCAGCGAAAGAGCATTTGAGGACTTAAATGAGAAGAATGTATGAATTTGCCTGTATAAACGGGCATAAGACAGAGAGA